AACAAACATTTAGTCTGGAGGCATCGCACTGGAGTCAAGATTCACACGGCATCTACACCTTCCTGTCGTCATGCATTGAATCAAGTAGAGAGAGATATCCGCAGGAAGTTATCACTTTAGGCATTCGTTCGTGATACAGCAGTTAGGGGGTATTATGCCCCCTTATGTGTTGCCCGCCGTGCCCCGATGCCCGTATATAAAATCGATGGGTCCCTTAAGTCTACAAAGTGTTACGGAAGGCATCTATATATTGTGCTATAATTGTATTTCAAATACCTTCAATATAAAAAAATTTCAGAAAAAAATTATGCCGTATAAGGATTTGCAAAAGAAGAGAGAATATAATAAAGAATGGGCAAGAAAGAAGGCATTAAAGAATTCAAAGAACTTTAATTATCCCCCCATAAAAATTCCCGAGAACATGAGAGAGACTCAGTATTCTGGGTATTATATTACTGAAGACGGCAAAGCTTATCGAGAACCTGGCAAATATGACAGAAATGGTCACTACGGCAAAATTAACGAATATGGATTGATATATCTAAAACCTGGATACAGAGGTTGTCCAGGTCGTCCAGAATTTCAATATGAATGTATTAATATTTCAGTACGGGATGAAAATGGAAAATATCTGAAACAAATTAAAAGAAGTATTCATCAATTGGTAGCAGAAGTATTTGTTCCTAACCCAGAAGGACATACTGAGATATTGCATTTAGATGATAATAATCGGAATAATCATTATAAAAATTTAAAATGGGGAACACACAAAGAAAATATGGAGGCAACGGGTTTACCAGAAGGGAGTATTAGGAAAGCAAAAGGAAATTCTAGTAATTATATTAAGAAAGATTGTGATTGGGTTTTAATTCCAAGCACTAGACCTCCTTGGAATAAGGGATTAAAGGGAGTTTCTTGGAATACCTTACCTGATGGAACTGTTACAACAAGAAAAGTAAATGGAAAACCCGGTACTTTTATAAAACAAAATGGTGAATGGGTATATCAGACAAACAATCCTAAACCCAGAGGAAAAAGTTCGAAAGAAAATAAACCAAAAAGAAAACCATTACCTGATGGAACTATTAGAACTCGTGCTGATGGTACTACATGGATAAAGCAAAATGGTGAATGGATATATCAGAAAAAAAGAAATGATTAACACTCTGATAAAAAAATTTTTTCATATATAAAAAATGACTGTAAGATTCAAAGATATGCAAAAAAATCCGCAGGAAAATTTAACGACCATAGAGATTGATCCAGTATCGGGGGAGCATTATATTATAATTCCTGAGTGGATTTGTGATGAGAAGGGGTGGTACGAGGGAGTAGAAGTAAACATCGAGGTTGAGAACGATTGTATTATTATCAGAGATCTTGACTGAACATAGATAGAGTGTTATGATACTGATGTAGTTACTTACAGTTATGGCTAAAGGATTCACTGTTAAGGCAAAGACCCCCAAACCATCCGAGAGCAACAAGGAGGAATGGGACTATGCGAAAGCAAAAGAAATGATCAAAGGCAAGACCGTTGTGTTTTGCCTACCCGGTAGAGGAGTTTCCTATACGTATCTCAAAAACTTTGTACAACTTTGTTTTGATTTGGTGCAGGCAGGAGCAAGCATTCAGATCTCGCAAGATTATTCATCAATGGTAAATTTTGCAAGGTGCAAGTGTTTAGGTGCGAATGTACTGCGAGGACCGGATCAGATTCCGTGGGATGGAAAGTTGCAGTATGATTATCAATTATGGATTGATAGTGATATTGTTTTTAATACTGAGAAGTTTTGGCAATTGGTTTTGATGGACCAGGACATTGCAAGTGGATGGTATATGACGGAAGATGGTCGCACCACAAGTGTTGCACACTGGATGGAAGAAGATGATTTCCGAAACAATGGTGGTGTAATGAACCATGAAACCGGAGAGAGCATCTCAAAACGCAAGAAACCATTTACTGTGGATTATACAGGTTTTGGATGGGTACTAATCAAGTACGGAGTCTTCGAGCATTCTGATATGAAGTATCCTTGGTTTGCACCAAAGATGCAGATCTTTGAGAGTGGAGAAGTACAAGATATGTGTGGAGAAGATGTATCATTCTGTCTCGATGCTATCGAAGCAGGTTTTGAAATCTGGTGCGATCCTCGTATCAGAGTTGGTCACGAGAAGTCAAGGGTTATCTGATGAGTCGGACAAAGTATACAATTCTCCATAAGGGGGAAGTTCTTTACAGGGGATTGACCCAAGAAGAATACTTTGATATTATGGAGGACCTTTCGATAGAGTATTATCAGAAGGGTTCTCCAAGACCGCAAGATCTTGAAACAAAAATGATTGAAATTTAAGGAGTATTATGGCAGTTCGTTCAAAAGTTGGTTTAGTCAAAGACGGTTTTATGACCGGTAAGCCGAAAAAAACTCGGCAGGGCTCGGGGAAAAACACAAAGTATGCAGCAACTTCTCGTAATGGGAAGCGTAAGGTGTATCGTGGTCAAGGACGATAATACATACTTAAAGTAATATAAAAGCATCATGGCATGTTTGATAGCAAATCTTCCGTCAATAGAAGTATGGGTTCGTAAAGAATATCTAACAGATCATCAAAGTGGACATGGTGAATTCGTAAAGGGCGTCTGGGTTTCGGTTAAATCGATTCCTGGACGTGCTTTTTATTTTGAGACATATTTACCAGAGTATGCGGCAATGTACGACAAATTACCCATCAGTGCCTTCGTATCGGATCCTGAGACCCCTTCACCTGATATGAGTCTACCAAACCTCCAGTTCTGGAATTGTATGGATTATGGAGTTGTTTCGGTGGATAAGAAGTTCATTGGTTCAATGGACTTTGAGTGTTATACAAGGGACCATGGTATTGTAAAAGGCACCTATGTCTGCACAATTGACAATTATCACCATGATCCGGACTATGTTGATTGGGCAACAAGTGAAAATCCTGCCGAACACAAGTCTCACAACCTGATTGAACTTGAAAATGGGCAGTATGCACTATATCCAAACAACAGATTACGTATTTTTGATAATAGTTTGACACCTGTTGATCTTAAAATGCCCGATTTTAAGGTTTCGACACAATATTATCAGGTTGAAAATGGAAATGAACGACTTGGAATGGGTCGTGAAGACGAATATTTCTGGAAAACAGCAAAAGAACGTGAAAATGTACCCGAAGAGGGTGAAAATAAATAAAAAATAGGGATAGCAACCCCTCAAAAAGTTCTGTTTTTCCAAAACAGGAGCAAAAATGGGCAATTCACCCGTCGATAGAGATATTAGTTACATGAAAGAAGTGTGGGGAACAACAAGTTTAACGTCAGACTACTGGTCATTGCCACATAAAATGAATGATCCCGAAGAATTAGTAATTCAAGAGGTCATGCACGATCGTCCAAAACGTCATAATTTAAAAAAACAAGCAGAATTACATCAAAATATTCGCAATGACGAAGATTATGATGATTGGGAGTATGGAACCGAACCAATTTACGGATGAAGGTATAAATAAAGTCAGAAAACTCTAGTCAAAATGGCAAATCGGAGGATATCTAGAGCATTTAAGGATATTAGTTTATCGTTTGATCCACATCCCATCACTAAAGATCTACCTGTTCTCAAAAATGAGGCAGCAATTCGTAGATCTGTGAGAAATATTGTCCAAACGATACCTACCGAAAAGTTTTTTAATCCATTATTTGGATCTGATGTAAGAGGAAGTCTCTTTGAGTTCGTTGATTTTGGTACGGCATCAGTAATCAGTGATCAGATTCAGATATCAATCGAAAACTTCGAACCAAGAGTCGATAATTTACAAGTTGAAGTATCTCCAAGACCAGATCAAAATGAATTTGAGGTAACGGTGGTTTTTGATATCATTGGATTAGAGTTTCCGACACAAGAATATTCGTTCCTATTAGAGGCAACCAGATAATATGCCTTTTACAAAATTCACAAATCTCGATTTCGATCAAATAAAAGAGTCCATTCGAAGTTATCTTCGTGCCAATTCTGACTTTTCAGGATTTGACTTTGAGGGCTCTAATTTTTCTGTATTGATCGATACCCTTGCATATAATACTTACATCACTGCGTTCAATTCGAACATGGTTGTAAATGAGTCATTCTTAGACTCTGCAACCCTCCGTGAGAACGTTGTATCTCTTGCGAGGAACATTGGGTACGTACCGAAGTCAAGAACTGCTGCAAAGGCATCTGTTACCTTTACAGTGAACGTAAGGAACACGACTACGCGAACATTCGTGTTAAAAAGAGGACTTGTTTGTGTTGGAAACACAAATGATACGGCATATACATTTTCAGTATTAGAAGATGTTCAGTTACCAACCACTGTAACTGATATTAATGTAAATGGAGTACCTGTAACACGAAGAACGGCAACATTTGAAAACTTGGAGGTATTTGAAGGAACATACCTTGAAAAACAATTTGTGGTTGATTCTTCTTTGGATCAAAAATTTATCCTTGATAATCCATTTATTGATACTTCAACGATTAAAGTATATGTGAAGGGAGAAGGTGAATCTGGACTAGGGACAGAATATAAGTTAATCAATAATATTAAACAAGTAACCGGAACTTCTGAAGTTTATTTGATTCAGGAGATTCAAGATGAGAAGTATCAACTTCTCTTTGGTGATGGATTGATTGGTAAAAAACTGGAAACAGGTCAAGTAATTACTGTAAATTATTTGGTTACTGGAGGAAAAGGTGGTAATGGAGCTACAAACTTTTCTTTTTCTGGAAGAGTTGTTGACAGTGATGGTAATCCAGTTTCACCAGAAGCATTTACTGTTACTACGTTACGGTCGTCTCAGAATGGATCGGATATTGAGAATATAGATTCAATAAAATATTTTGCACCAAGAATTTATTCTTCGCAAAATAGAGCAGTTACTGCACGAGACTATGAAACGATTGTAAAAACAATTTATCCTGATACTGAATCTGTGGCAGTTGTTGGTGGTGAAGAATTGGACCCACCACAATTCGGTACAGTCCAAATTTCAATTAAACCAAAAAATGGTTTCCAGGTATCTGATTTTAACAAATCAAGAATATTAGAAAAGTTAAAACAATATTCTATTTCCGGAATCAATCAAAAAATAGTAGATCTTAAATTACTATATGTTGAAGCAGACTCGTATGTTTATTATAATGATGCGAAAGTATCAACCCCAGGTGATTTGAAGGCAAAAATATCAAATTCACTTACAAATTATTCTAATTCAACAGATTTGAATAAATTTGGTGGTAGATTTAGATATAGTAAAGTTCTTAGAACAATTGATGATACCGATAGTGCCATAACATCTAACATCACAAGAATTACTATAAGAAGAAACCTGGTAGCACTGTTGAATCAGTTTGCTCAATATGAATTATGTTTTGGAAATCAGTTCCATGTTTCTGAAGATGGTAAAAATATAAAATCTACTGGATTTAGAGTATCTGGTGAAAGTGATATTGTTTATCTGACTGATGTACCGAATGCAGATAAAAAAACTGGTATTTTGTCTGTCGTCAAAAATTTACCAGATGGAACTGTAAGAGTTGTTGCCAAATCTGCAGGGACAGTTGATTATATAAAAGGTGAAATAAATCTTGGGACAGTAAATATAGTATCTACCGTAAAACCAAATAATGTCATAGAGATTCAGGCATTTCCAGAATCAAATGATGTTGTTGGTTTGAGAGATCTTTATCTCAATTTTGACATGTCAAAAACCAAAATAAATATGATTAAAGATGTTATTTCATCTGGAGATGAAATATCCGGAACTGTTTTCAACAGAGATTTCTACACATCAAGCTATTCTAACGGAAGTTTAATCAGAGAGTAATATGATACAAACTGGAATTGAATCTAGAGTAAAGATTCAGGATATAATTTCCAATCAATTGCCAGAGTTTGTCTTAGACGAAAGTCCAAAGACAGTAGATTTTTTAAAGCAATATTATATTTCTCAAGAATATCAGGGTGGACCTGTTGACATTGCAGAAAATTTAGATGAATATTTGAAATTAGATAATCTTACTCCAGATGTAGTTGTAGGATTTACCACACTATCGTCTAATATTGATACTGATGACACTACTATTACAGTATCAACTACAAAAGGATTTCCAAATCAATATGGTCTTTTAAAGATTGATAGTGAAATTATAACATATACCGGTCTCACAACAAATACATTTACTGGTTGTGTTCGTGGTTTTTCTGGTATTACCAGTTATCACACAGATTTAAATGAAGATGAATTAGTATTCTCTACATCAACCGCAACATCTCACACCAGTGGTGTATCTATACAAAACTTAAGTTCGTTATTTTTAAAGGAATTTTATAGAAAACTTAAATCTACATATACTCCTGGATTTGAGGATAGAACTTTTGATTCTCAAATTAATGTTGGTAACTTTATTAAAGAAGCAAGATCTTTCTATGAATCAAAAGGCACTGATGATTCCTTTAGAATTTTGTTCAATGTATTGTATGGAGAGACTCCAAAAGTCATTAATCTTGAAAATTATCTGATTAAACCTTCCGATGCAGAATTCATCAGAAGAGAAATATGTGTTGCTGAAGTAATTTCTGGAAATCCATTAAAAATAGTTGGGCAAACATTAACAAAAACAACAGATGATGCCACTAATGCATCAATATCATCTGTTGAAGCATTTACAAGAAATTTAAAACAATACTTTAAAATTGGTCTATTTGTTGGATTTAGTGAAAATAGTAGTGTTCAAGGAAATTTCACAATCACTCCTAGTTCAAAGGTTTTAGAAAACGTAAGTGTTGGTTCATCGGTAATATCGGTAGATTCTACAATTGGATTTGGACAAACTGGAATATTATATTCTGGATCAAATGTTATCACGTATTCTGATAAGAATGTTAATCAGTTTTTGGGATGTTCTGGAATAACTGATGTCATTACTGCTACAGATAATATTCACTCAGATGATACTTATTTTGCATATGAGGATGGGGATACTACAAAGAAAGTTGTTTTAAGACTTACTGGAGTTTTATCAAATTTTGTCCAAAAATCCAAAAATATTGTTGTCAGTGAAGGAGATATATTAACTGTCAAAAATATTGGTACTTTAGTCAAAAATACGGAACAAAATAAAACATATAAAGAAATTTTTGCAAATTCTTGGATTTACAATACTAGTTCTTCAGTTAATATTGATAGTATTGATGGATCTAGTGTCACTTTAAAAACTACTGTAGATAGATCCCAATTTAAAAGAGGAGATTTTGTAGAATTTATAGATGTGAAGACAAATGCTGTTGTATTTCCAACAGAAACATCACCTAAACCATACATTAATTCAAACATACCACCCAACTCAAAATCATTATCCGTAGTAAATACAACCGGTTTTCTCCCGAATTCATCTACATCTTATAAGTTAAGAAGAAAAATTAATAAAGCAAATAGTTCTTCCGTTCCATTCAAGTATGGAAATGGTAGTATTATTTCTGATGTTCAGAATGTTTACTTAGATAATAATGACTTTGCATATGTTGCATCAAATTCATTACCTTCATGGGGAAATGGAGTTGACAATTTTTACACCCATAGAATACCTAATGTTTTAAAATCTGTTTCAATTTCCGCAACTTCTGGAAGTTTATCTGATTTAGATCCCTCAACAGGTTTATATACGTCCATTTTATTTGATAGTAATGTTCCGTTTATAAGTGGTGAAAGAATTCAATACACACCATCTGAGGCACCTCTCAATGGATTATTGGAAGGTTCTTATTATGTTAAGGTTTTGTCAGATCCTAAAAAAATAAAACTCTTTACTTCAAATTCATTTTTAGATTCTGATTCTAATGCCATTCAATTTGATTCCCCAACTACAACACTTGGTACACATAATTTTATCTTATATTCACAAAAATCAAAAACAATAAATCCACAAAAAATATTCAAAAAATTCACTTTAAATCCAAATATTGCAAATGGAGTAGGAGAAGAAACTGTACCAGGATCGACAGGAATGTTGATTAATGGTGTGGAAATTTCAAACTATAAAACTTTTGATAAAATTTACTCAGGTCCACTTGAAAAGGTAACTGTTTTAAATGGTGGATCTGATTTTGATGTTATTAATCCACCAATATTAGAAGTTTCTGCAGGATTGGGAACAACTGCTTTAGTTCAACCTGTCTTAACTGGTAGTATTCAAGAAATTTTTGTCGATAAACAAGATTTTGATATCAAAGAAGTACTGTCAATTAACGTTACAGGAGGGAATGGATCTGGTGGATCTTTTGAACCAGTAACTATTGTAAAAAGAAGAGAAGTCTTATTTGATGGTAGAGCAACTACTGAAGGTGGAGGAATAAGCACAATTACATCACAACTTACATTTTTAAGTAATCATAATTTTACAAATGGAGAAGAAATTACTTATAGAAATAACGGCAATGAAAACATTAGTATTGGATTAGGAGTCTCTGCATTAGTTGATAATAAAAATTATTTTGCAAAAGTTGACAATAGTACAACTATTCAATTATTCAATACTTTTGATGATTATCAAACCAATTCAAATGTTATTTCTTTTGGGACAACATCACTAAGCGGAACTCATAAATTTTTAACTGGATCTGCGAAGAAAACTCTCTCAGAAGTAAAAGTTATTGATGGAGGGACATTTACTAATAGAAAACTTTCGGTAAAACCATCGGGAATTTCTACTTCTCAAAATTTGATTAATTTTATTGATCATGGATTTTCTAGTGGTGAAATTGTAGAATATCAATACGAATCTGGATATGGTTCGATTGGAATTTCAACAGAAAATCAATATTACGTTTTAAAGGAAGATAATGATTCATTTAGATTATGTGATGCAGGTATTGGTGGAACTATAACCACTAATTATGAACAAGAAAACTTTGTAGAATTTACTTCAACCGGAACAGGATTTCAGCAGTTTAAATATCCCGATATTCAGGCATCTGCAGAAGTTACAACAGTCGGACTTGGAACAATAACACAAGTCAATACTATAGTTTTAACACCTATTGTCAAAGGAGAAATTAAGGAGATCTATGTTTATGAACCAGGAACAAGATATGGATCTGATATCTTAAATCTTGAGAAAAAACCATTTATCACCGTTAAAAACGGTAGAGATGCACAGTTTGCACCCATTATAGTTAATGGATCTGTAAATGCAGTTAATCTTCAATTTGGTGGATTTGATTATTTTTCAGTTCCTGAAGTTGTTGTTCATGACCCAACAGGTTCAGGAACAGGTGCTAAATTAAGAGCAGTAATTTCTAATGAAGGGAAAATAACAGATATAAAAATAATCAATGCTGGTATTGGATATTCGACTTCTAGTACAATTAAAATTACTGCAAGTGGAAAAAATCAAAAATTTGATTCTTCTATTAGATCTTTGTCGATTAATCATGTCGAAAAATTATCAACACAACAAACCGAAATATTGGAGGATGTTGATAATGAATTATCATATTCAGTAACTGGATATTTCGAAAATTTAAGAAATTCTTTTCAGGATGATGGATTAAATCCATCTGGAATCATTGGGTGGGCATATGATGGAAATCCAATTTATGGTTCATATGCACCAATAGATCCAGAAAATATAAGTTCTGATCCAAAAACGATGACTTCTAGTTATGTTCAAAGTGCATCTAACATTTATGACAGACCATCACTATCAGATTTCCCCTTGGGATTTTTTGTTGAAGATTATAGGTATGTAAACGGAACTGGAGATCTTGATAGAAATAATGGAAGATTTGCAAAAACTGAAGAGTTTCCAAATGGAGTATATGCGTATTATGCATCAATAAATTCAGTATCAGGGAAACCAGTATTTCCATATTTTATTGGAGATACTTTTAGATCAAATACTTTAAGTGAAAATTCGATATTAGATCAAACATTTGATTTTAATTCCTCAGGACTTTATAGAAATACTTTACCATATAAGATTTCAGAATTAGAGGCAGATAATGATTTTATTATTGAAAGTAATGAGATCAAGAGACAAAAAATATCTGTCGAATCTGTTCAAGAAGGATCAGTCACATCTGTAAAAATTACTAATGCTGGTGATAATTACAAGGTAGGTGATAGTTTAACTTTTGATAATAGTGGCACAAATGGTGGAGGAATATCTGCAGAAATTTCGGAACTAAAAGGAAAAACTATTAATAAAATTGATACAGAATATCAGTCATATAATAATGCTTTATTTACTTGGAGAAATGATGGAAAGGTAAGAGTAACAATAGAACCTTTCCATATATTTTCAGACAATGATTATGTTTCAATATCTGGATTCTCTACATCTACATTATCTTCATTAAATGGATATTTTAAAATTGATGTTCCAAGTATTGCAACCATAGGGATAACTACAGAGATTGCAGGAACTGGTGCTGCAACAACGGAAATTTATGTGACACAAATTCCGTCTGGAATTTCTGTTGGTAGTACTATTGGGATAGGAACAGAAACTCTTGAAGTTCTTAACTTATATTCAGATAAAAATATTTTTAGAGTAAAAAGAGGACTTCCTAACACCACACATACTGTAGGTGTCGCAATAACAGCAAAATCAAATACATTTATTATAGATCAAAAATTAGATTATTTTGCTTCTAAAGTGAATGATAAAGTTTATTTTAATCCAAGAGAGTCTGTTGGATTAGGTACTACTGCTGGAAAAGGATATCAAGTATCTTATTCTTTTGGTCAAGAAACAATTACAGGATCTATTCCTACTCAAAGGATTAGTTTGGATGATCATCCTTTCCAAACCAATCAAAAATTAACATTTAGTGCAAATGGTAATAGTGCTATTTCGATTTCCACTTCTCCAACAGGAACTCCCTTTAACCTTCCATCGACAGTATATGCAGTTAATAAATCACCAAGCACTATTGGTATAAAAACTTCTCTTACATCCGACGAAGTATTTTTTATCACAAACGGTAGTGATGCGGATGATTACTACTTTGAAAGTAATTTTGAGCAGAAAACTGGAATAGTTGAGAAGATTTTATCAACAGTTTCGATATCAACAGCACATGGATTGACTGCCGGAGATTCAATTACACTGAATGTAAAACCAAATCTTTCTGTTGGAATTGGAACTTCAACTGCTGTCAGAGTAAGTAGAAATTCTTCTGGGAATATTCAAATCAATCCAATCGGATTTAATTCTACAGGTATTAATACATTAACTAATGAAATTGCCCTTACCTCTCATGAGTTGAATACTGGAGATAAGGTTTACTATGAAGCAAATGAGGTTGCTTCTGGTTTGAGTACTGGTTCTTATTTTGTTTTTAGAGTAGATTCTGATAAAATTAAATTGAGTGAAACTCTCATAAACTCGAAAAAAAATCCACCTACAGTAGTAAGCTTTGCCTCTACAGGAGGTTCTTCACAAACTCTTTCTTTAATCAATCCTAAAATAGAATCTGTAGTAAATAATAATCTTGTTTTTGATCTTTCAGATTCTTCTTTATCTGGTTATGCATTCAGAGTTTATTATGATCAGAACTTCAATAATGAGTTTGTATCTACAGGATCTACAAGTACATTTAGTTCAGTCGGTGTTGGAACTACAGGTCTTTCTGGTGCAACATATACGCTCAATCACTCTTCCGGATTTCCAGAAAAACTTTATTATTCTTTAGAGAAATCTGGATATATTAGCACATCTGATAAAGATGTTGATAATTATTCTGAAATCTTATTTGTAGATAGTGCATATAATCAAACGTATCCAATCTTTGGTGTAGGAACTACTACATTCCAAGTTTCATTACAAGAAGTACCAGAGAAACTGTCATATCTCTCAACTGAATGTGATAAGTTGGAGTATACTACAACTTCAACATCAGCATCAGGACCAGCAAATAAAGTAAAACTTTTATCTGGTGGATCTGAATACAAAAAACTTCCTGTATTATCTGATGTAACTTCAACTAATGGTGATAATTTATTTGTTTCTTTAGAATCCAATGATATTGGAAATGTCCTAGAAACTAAAATTATAAATCAAGGATTTGAGTATTCCTCTGATAAAACATTACAACCAGAAGCTTTCATATCTCCAAGAATTCAATTAAAAAATTCCAATACTATCGGTATTGTTACTATAACATCAGGTGGTTCGGGATATATTTCCGCACCCGAAATTATTGTTGTTAATAATGATACAAGAACAGCATTAAATAATGGGTTGATAAAACCAATATTGACAGGAAACTCAATTACGAATTTGAGTATTGAGGTCCCACCAAAAGGAGTTTCTAATCAATCCGCAGAACTTTTTGCTATTTCTAATACTAATGGTATTAGTGTAACGAAAGTTGACTCATCGAATACTGGTATTTTTACTTGTACTCTTACGACACCAAGTTTAGGATTCACAACGTCTCCATTTGCAGTTGATGATGAAGTTTTTGTTGAGGGCATCCAAAAATATAGTACAAGTGGCGACGGATTTAACTCCAGTGATTATGGATATAAGTTCTTTACGGTTACGAATTATGATGTAGGATTAGTTGAAGATAAGGTTACTCTCAGTATCGTTGGTTTGGGAACTAATACTGGAATTGCAAAAACAATTCAAGATTCTTTTGGAACTATTATTTCTAAAGACAACTATCCAACATTTTCAATTTCTTTAAGACCATCAGCATTTGAAATTGGAGAAACTTTGATTGTTGATGATGTTGAAAGAGACTTGGTAGTTACTGGGTATGATGATAGTGGACTCTTAAAGGTATTTGGATCTTATGATTTATCTGTCAATGAAGTTCTTAAAGGGAAAACATCTGGAAACCTTGGAACTATTGAATCTCTGGATGAATATGATGGAGTGTATGAGATTAAATTCTCAAATAGAAAAAATGAGGGTTGGGAAAGAGAAACTGGCAAATTAAGTGAAGATTATCAGATTATTGCAGATAATGATTATTATCAGAATCTTTCTTATTCTGTTAAGAGTAAACAGCAATGGAAAGATATTAGAACACCCATTAATAGTTTAGTTCACTCTATTGGAATTAAAAATTTCTCTGATACGGAAATTATATCTGACGATGATGATAGGATTGGAATTTCCAGTTTTATTAATCAAACTACAATTATAAGAGATATTATTGACAAAAAGAGAGTAGACACAATCAATAACTTCGACTTTGTAAAAGATGTTGATTTGGTTAATGGAAGATCAAAATTCTTAAAATTGACAAATAAAAAACTTACGAATTTTAATGAATCTAAATCTAATATTGTATTAAAAGTAGATAATATCCAAAATCAGTTTAATAGTTTTGAATCAGATCCATTAGTATATAAAGACATAGTAAAAGTAAGTGACTTGGGATCTTACAACAATTATCTCTTTAAAGTTGCCGATATTAGTAACAGAAATCAAGTTCAATTAACTAACCTAGTTTTCTTGAAAAATTCTGTAAATAAAAACAATCTTATTTTAGAGAAACAATCTTTGGTTAATGTTGGATCTGGATTTACTACACAAGATGGAGAGCAGTATGGTGATTTTTCATTAGAATCTGATGAATTTGGAGATACCTATTTAAGATTTACACCAGTAGATGCTTTTGATACCGAATATGATATTAAATATATCTATAAAAAGTTTGATAATTCGATTATTGGTATTGGAACACAGTCAGTTGGGTTTATTGATCTAACTTCTCGCAGTCAAGTAGTTACTGTTGGAATAACTTCAACTATCATTGGAGTCGCAACTGATAAGTTTACTTCACTACATGTTAATGCACAAGTTTATAAGGGAGTATCTAATGAAACAAATTTTGTAGAGTTATACTTAACTCATGATGGGACTAATACGAGTATTGCAGATTTTTACTTTGATACGGAAGATTTCTCAAGATCTAGTGGACTGATTGGATCATTTGGAGCAACTATAGATTCTGGAATAGTTAATCTAACTTTTAATAATGATACTGATGAAGATGTTGTTGTAAAAACTAGAGTTGTAGGATTTGGAACAACATCTGTTGGTGTTGGAACATATAGATATATCCTACCAAATCAACCAGTGGGTAATGAAAGATCTGCAATTTATCAATCCGATTTTGCTGGAGGGACTGGTGCAATAACATTCTTGACATTGGATAAGAATACTTTTGACGCATCAAGATCTTTAGTTGAAGTTAGCATTGGATCTACAAAGGCTATTCATCAAATTATGATGGTTCAAGATACATCTAACGTTTATGTTCAACAATCTTCATTTCTTTCACTATCTGGAACTGATGAATTTGATACTACTTCTGGTATTGGAACATTTGGTGGAGAGTTTAGTGGTGATGATGTTTTAGTTAAGTTCTATCCAGATGCAAGTTTTACTGGAAATTTCAAAGTTCATTCTTTTAGTGAATGTCTTTATACATCCGTTGATGTCTTAAATCAGGCACCAAATCTTGAGTATGGAAACTCTATTGAAACTGTAAATACTTCCCAATATCTTGCAATTAATGGGGATAGACTTGATAAAGAAGATTTTGTACTTAAATCAAATAATACTCCCATTTTTGCTAAGAAATTTAATCCTGCAGATACACAAGTTCTCAATCAATCTACAGGAGTATTCTCAATTGACAATCACTTCTTTAGTAATGATGAAGAATTAGTTTACACTCCTGGATCAACTTTTGTTGGAGTTGGGTCAACCCCAATGATGTACAAAAATGGATCTGTCATTGCAGAACTTCCAACACAGGTTTTTGCTGTTGTTAATAATGATGACAACAAATTCTCAATATCAACAACAAAATCCGGAACAGCTGTTACATTTACTTCTTTGGGAGAAGGAAATTCTCATGAATTTGCAATGGCAAAGAGAAATGAAAAGGCAATCATCACTCTCGATAACGTAGTACAATATCCGATTGCATTTACAAAAATTTCTCAAACATTGGCAGGAAATGGTGGAGGAATTACAACTACAGCAACAACATTTGCTTTAAGTGGAATTTCAACTGTAGTTCCTCTTGATATACTGAGAATTGATGATGAATATATGAAGGTTATTAATGTTGGTTTTGGAACAACTAATGTTGGACCTATTAGCAACACAGGAACTGAAAAATTAGTCAATGTTGTAAGGGGTCATGTCGGATCATCTGCAACATCACATACTGATTCAACAACAACCAGAATATACAGAGGTTCTTACAATATTGTTGGAGACAGCATCTTCTTTACAAAATCACCTAGAGGTAATTCAAGTATCACTAGAACTGCAGGTAATTTAGAATTTGAGACTTCTGATTTTACTGGTAGAGTTTTCCTTAGAAGTGATTATAGCACAAATCAAATTTATGATGATGTTTCGGAAGAATTTAGTGGTATCGGAAGAACATTTACATTAACTGTTGGTGGGGCAAATACTGCTGGAATTGGAACCACTGGAGGAAATGGAATAGTATTCATCAACGGTATATTCCAATCTCCAACGACTCAGAATAACCCATCAAATAATTTTAAAATTATAGAGCAAACTTCTCCTACAGGAATCTCTTCTATCGTATTCAGTGGGATTAGAACTGATATAGCAGATCCAAATAGTATTTTGGTTTCTGAATCTGATATAAATCAAAATCAGATTCCTAGAGGTGGTGTTATCATTTCTCTTGGATCAACTGGTGGTCTTGGATATGCACCTCTTGCTGGTGCTGCAGTGACTGCAGTAGTTTCTGCTGGTGCTATTGTTGGATTAAATACTGGAATTACTGGAGGAACCTTTGGATCTGGATATAATGGAATTGTATCAATAGGTATCAGTGTTTATGAAAATGGACATAGTGGAAATGTAGCAGATATTAGTGCTACAGTAGGTGCAGGTGGAACATTGGTGTTCACCATCAATGATGGTGGAAGTGGATATAATAACCCAGAAATATTTGTTTCTGAACCTACATATGAAAATCTTGAAGTTGTTGGCGTTTCTAGGATAGGTGTGGGTGCAACAACAGATACGGGAACTGGACTACTACTTAATGTTAATGTTGGAGCAAGTTCTACAGTTGGTGTTGGATCTACATATCACTCCGTTAATAGTTTCTCTATCGCAAGATCTGGTTATGCATTCCGGAAAGGTGATGTATTCAAACCGGTTGGTCTTGTTACTGCTGCAGGATTATCTTCTCCATTATCTGAACTTGAATTAACTGTATTAGAAACATATAGTGATAAATTTGGTGCATGGCAATTTGGGGAACTTGACTTTATTGACTCGATTAAAAACTTTCAAGATGGATCAAGAATTAGATTCCCATTATTCTACAATGGATCAATCTTAAGTTTCGAAAAACCAGAAGAGTCTACCATAGATCTCCAAAATGTATTATTAATATTCATCAATGGTGTTCTACAAGAACCTGGAGAAGCATATATTTTTGATGGTGGCACATCAGTTGCGTTTAGTGTTCCTCCAAAATCGTCTGACAATATTGATATTTTCTTCTATCGAGGCACAAGGGGTTTAGATGATTTACAAGTAGATAATGTTATTCCGACTTTGGAAAGAGGTGATAATGTTCAGGTATTTAAGAATGATACTATACCTAGTACAGTAACTCAGGATGGAAGAGTCGTTTTTGATGTTTCTTTCTCAGATAAGTTTGAAACAAATTTATATGCTGATCAAGGAGTTGATGAAGTCAATGACAAACCCATGTCATGGACAAAACAAAAAACTGATAGGGTAATTAATGGTGAGTTTATCTATAAAACTAGACAAACTACAATTTCTCAAGTATATCCAACAGCAAGAATTATCAAAGATGTTTCATCTTCAGATTCTAGAGTTTTTGTTGATGATGTAAGTGATTTTGCATATAATTTAGGAGGTGGACCATATAATGATCTGAAAGGTATTGTAGTTGACGGTAAAGAAGATCCATCTCCAGCAAATATAACAGCAACAATTGGTGCTGGTGGAACTATTTCTTCCCTTACTATTGCTAATGGTGGAAGTGGATATACTGGATCCACTGTTAATATTAAATTCCAAAAACCTCTGCAAATTGGTGTTGGTGTAGGAACAACTGCTACTGCAACAGGAACAATTACTAATGGAGTAATTACAGGAACTACAATTGTAAATCCTGGATTTGGATACAGTGTTGCACCAAAAACTATTGTTCCTTTGCCAGATCCAAATTATGAAATTTTAGGAAAAATTGAAAATGTTTCTGGTTTCTCCGGGATTATAACTTCTATAGAAACCACTACAGGTACTGGTGGACATCCATTAGCAATTAAATTCCATCTTGATAGATTTCCAACAGCATTTGGTAATGATTTGAAGATAGGATATCCGATATTTGTTAAGAATACTAAGGTTGGATCTGGAGTAACAACAGTTGATGATTCCAATAGTGCAGTAGTTGGTATTGGAACAACATTCTTAGATAATGTTTATTATATTGGAGCAATAACTGTTGATGGAACGGTTGGAATTGTTACCTGTAATATTGATTCTGGAACATCTACATCTGGTCTCACTACAAGTGGAGATATAGTTGGTCAATTCTCCTGGGGATTATTTACATCAATTACTAGAGCATCTTCTCCAATTTCTATTGGAGTTACTGGAAAAACTGTTGATGTTGGATTATCCACATTCCCAACAATCCAAAGAAGAGGTGAAGGACTTAGAAAAACTGGAGCACTTCCAGAAACACTAAACTAAACAATATAAATATCTAAAAACTGTGTAATATGGCTGCTATAGTAACAGACCAATTTAGAATTGCGAATGCTAATAATTTTGTAGATTCTGTATTGGATGCTAATAATTCATATTATGTTTTTCTAGGACTGTCAAATCCTGGACCAACTTCTGTTGGATTTGGTAGATCTGATACTTGGAGTATTACTCCAACAAATCCCCCTAGTCCTATTGATAATCAACAATATTTGAGTCATTATAGAAATACTTCTCTTTTTGGTAAGAAGTTGAATAGTTCAAATGTTAGGAGAGTTATAAGGAAAGTCACTTGGACTTCAAACACTAGATATGACATGTATCGTCATGATTATAGTATTGTGAATCAAAGTCCTAATGCAAAAAGTGCAAGACTTTATGATACAAACTATTATGTCGTTAATAGTGATTTTAGAGTTTATGTCTGTCTTTACAATGGATCACATGGAGATATTGGAGGATCGTCTAATCTGAGTGGAAATACATCTCAAGATGAACCAACATTTACAGATTTAGAACCCTCTGCTGCTGGAACAAGTGGTGATGGTTATATTTGGAAATACTTATTTACTATTTCCCCAAGTGATATCATTAAATTTGATTCTACCGAATATATTGTTCTTCCAAATGAATGGGGAACATCTACAGATTTCCAAATTCAAAGCGTGAGAGATGCTGGTGATTCTACTGTAAATAATAATCAAATTAAGATTGTTTATATTGCAGATGGTGGAAGTGGAATTTATTCTGCAGGAACCTATGATATTAAGGGTGATGGAACTGGAGGAAAGGTTAATATAGAGGTCAATACTTCCGGTCAGATCACAAAAACAACTGTGGTTTCTGGTGGTAGTGGATATACTTTTGGAATTGTAGATTTTGGACACTCAGAAAGTGATTCTCTTGGTAGTAACGTTGCAAAATTAATTCCGATCATTCCTCCATCCAGAGGTCATGGATATGACATTTATTCCGAATTGGGTGCAGATAAAGTCCTAGTATATTCGAGATTTGATGATTCAACGAAGGATTTTCCAACAGATACTAAGTTTTCTCAAGTTGGCATCATCAAGAATCCTGAAAAATATAATTCACAAACAACTTTTACTGGCAATCAATACTCTTCTCTGGGTGCCATCAAATTGACATCAGATTTTAGTGGCACTCCTGTTGTTGGTGCGGCAATAACTCAATTCACTGATAATGGAACTGCAAGAGGATATATTGCATCATATGATACGGATACTAAAGTATTAAAGTATTATCAAGATAGATCCTTAAATTTTGCTAATGGTGTTGATCAGACTGATAGAAATGATGTTACTGGAAAGGCAAACGTTGTTAGTTTTGCATCAACTACCTCAACTATCTCTCCAATTAGTGGATCTGTTGATATAAACTTCAGTGGTATAACAACTACGATTGGATCAAAACAAGTTAGTTTGGGTGTAACTTTCTTTGGAGGGGTTGCAGATCCAGAGATAAATAAAAACACGGGAGATATTATTTACATCGATAATCGTTCTCTTGTGCAGAGAGACTCTAGACAAAAAGAAGACATCAAAATTATTCTGGAATTCTAAAGAAAAATGTCGCAAAAAACAAACTTAAATATCAATCCATACCATGACGATTTTGATTCAGCAAAAAACTTTCTAAAGGTTTTATTTAAACCAGGATATCCTGTTCAGTCTAGAGAACTGACAACTTTACAATCAATACTTCAAAATCAGATTGAAGATTTTGGAAGTCATATGTTTAAAGAGGGATCAATGGTTATCCCTGGAAACATAACATATGATGGGCAGTTTTATGCGGTTAAACTAAATTCTACTCAATTTGGAGTTGACATATCATTATATATTGATAAGTTTGTCGGAAAAACGATACAGGGGCAAGTTACTGGAATTACTGCAAAAGTTCAGAAAGTAGTTCTGCCAACGGAAAATGATAATGTAGATAATATTACATTATATGTAAAATATCTTGAATCTGATTTGAACTTCGAGTTCTCTGAATTTGCAGATGGAGAATTATTGTCTGCAACAGAGAACGTTGTGTATGGAAATACGACTATAAATGCAGGAACTCCTTTTGGATCCTTAATCAGTACAAATGCAACTGCCATTGGATCAGCAGCATCAATTGGTGAAGGAGTTTATTTCATAAGAGGGTATTTTGTAAAAGTTTCTGAGCAAACTATTGTATTAGATGAATATACAAATACTCCATCATACAGAGTTGGTTTAAAAATAACAGAATCTGTTGTTAATGCAAAAGAAGATGAATCCTTATATGATAACGCAAAGGGATTCACAAATTATGCATCACCAGGTGCCGATAGACTTAAAATATCTTTATCTCTTACAAAAAAATCATTAACAGATACGAATGATACTGATTTTGTAGAGTTACTTAGATTAAAAAATGGAAGAGTTAAAAAGATAACAACAAAAACTGAATATAATAAAATCCGGGATTATCTTGCAGAAAGAACTTTTGATGAATCTGGAGATTATACTGTAAGACCTTTTGATTTAAATTTAGAAGAGTCTTTAAATAATCTACTAGGAAATGATGGTTCATTTTTTGCTAATGAACAAACAGATCAAGGAAATATTCCATCTGATAATCTTATATCTCTGAAAATATCTCCAGGTAAAGCATATGTAAAAGGATATGATATTGAAAAAACATCAACATCGATCATTGATGTAGAAAAACCAAGAGATACTGAAGATATTAAAAACGTAACAGTCCCATTTGAAATGGGAAATATTTTAAGAGTCAATAATGTAACTGGTGTAGCAAAAGTAAGAGAAACAATCTCACTGTACGCACAATTTGGATGTGTTGGAGAGCAAATTGGTAAAGCAAGAGTTTACTCTTTCAATTTAACAGATTCTGCATATGCAGATGCAACCACAAGTTGGGATTTGAGACTTTATGATATTCAAACATACACAAAACTCACATTAAATCAAGCAGTAACTACATCACAGATTAAGCAATCATATTTTGTTAAAGGAAAGAGCACTGGTGCAACAGGATTTGCTACTGCAGACGGATCGTCCAATATTGTCTTCTTAAGACAGACCTCAGGAACTTTCGCAAAGGGTGAAACTTTAATCATCAATGGTGTAGAATCATCAAGATCTGTAACCGAAGTTCGTGCATACAATACTCAGAATATAAAGTCTGTAAAACAAACCACTCCTTTCAGTGGAACTAATGATTTCAAAGCAGACTCTATTTTAGATAAGTTTGATTTTCCCGGAGCAGTTTCTCAGTTAGTCATTACTGCTGCTGGTGGTGGAATTTCGACAGTAACGTCTCCTGGACGTACTTTCGTAGGTCTTAGAACAGATACAGTTATTAGATATCAACAATCAGGATCTTCTTTAGAATCTTACAATAGAATATCCAGTATCGCATCAGATTTATTGTCATTTGAGGTTTCTGCAATATCTAGTGTATCAGGAGTTTTCAATGGAGCACTTCCAACATCAGATATTCAAGTTAACGGATTCTTAGGTGCACCTATTGTAAGAGGATCTGGCACATTATTTGCACCATTACCAGAACAAAATACTTCCGATGTTGATCTCTCAAATTCCAATCTTTATTTGATTGATCAACTTACGGGACAAGATGTCGATAACTCAGATAATACTATTACATTAAACACTAGTGATATTAGTGGTGTTACTGATATCTCTTGGGTAAACTTTGATCAAGAAAGATTTTCTGTTGGATATAATGGTGGAGGTATTGGAACCATTACTTCCGATTCATTTGATCTTAGTGGAAATACAATCACCTTAAGAAATCTTGATAGTGCCCAATCAAATAACGATACTGTTGTTAATGTAACCTTTCTCAAGAATGGAATTCAAAGTAAAACCAAAAACTTCAGTAGAAGCAGAGTTTTATTTGTGAACGGATCCAAACTGAAAGAATCTGGCACTAACGAGGCAACTTCCAAAAATGATGGATTGACTTATAATGAATATTATGGCTTGAGGGTTCAGGATGAAGAAATTTCTTTAAACTATCCAGATGTAGTAAAAGTTCTTGCCGTATATGAATCTTTAAATACATCAAATCCGACTTTGGACGTAGTAGGGTTTCCAGTTATTACAAATGTTGGATCAAATGCACTCATTGGTGAAAACATCATAGGATCTGTAAGCAATGCAGTTGCCAGAGTCGTTACAAATAACACAACAACTCCTTCATCTGGTGCTGCAAATAAATTAGGAATTGTTTATTTGAACGAAAATAAGTTTTCTATAGGTGAAGCAGTAACTTTTGAAGAATCTGGAATCACATCTGAAGTAGATTCTATTACGAATGGAAACTTTAGCAATATAACGCAAGAGTTCAAACTGAATAGAGGTCAAAAAAATCAGTATTATGATTATTCCAGACTTGTAAGAACTAAAAATACTCAAGATCCATCAAGACGTTTAATGGTCGTATTTGACCATTATACAGTTCCAACAAACGATATGGGTGATGTATTTACTGTTGATAGCTACGATAAAGATAGATTTTCGACTGATATTCCAAATATTGGAGGATCTGTCAGAGCAACTGATACACTAGATTTTAGACCTAGAGTGTCCGTTTTTGATCCTACAGTAACAACTGATAGATCACCATTTGATTTCAACTCAAGAACTTCGGCATTTAATACTTCTCCATTAAGATTATTGGCACCAGAAGAGGGATCAGTAATCAACCAAAGTTTTTATCTTCCTAGAATTGACAAGATTTATTTAGATATTCTCGGAAATTTTGTTGTAGAAAAAGGTTTATCATCAAAAAATCCAAAGCCACCGACAAAAAATGGTGAGTTTTTGGAATTAGGAACAATTGCATATCCAGCATACTTATACAATCCTTCTGATGCAAATATTATTCTAACGGATAATAGAAGATATACAATGAGAGACATTGGACTTATTGAAGATAGAGTTGAAAATCTGGAAAGAGTAACAACATTATCTTTACTCGAAGTCAATACTCAGTCTTTACAGATTCAAGATGCCGAAGGAAGAAATAGATTCAAGAGTGGATTTTTTGTTGACGATTTTTCCGATGAATCAAAATTCGACACATTCTTCTCAACAACATTAGTCGATAAAGATTCTAGAACATTAAATTCTGATATCAGCAGTGATTCTTTAGAATCTTTAATTGCAACTGAAGATGACTTAGATCCAGAGAATTTAGATTTATCTCTCGACAAATATTCAAATCCACCTCTTCAACTTTTGGATGAGAACATACAAAAGACTGGTAACGTACTAACTCTTGCATATAATCAAGTTAATTGGTTAGAGCAACCATTTGCAACAAAAGTTGAAAATGTCAATCCATTTAACATTGTTGTATATGATGGGGTAATAAAACTACAACCAGAAGTTGACAGCTGGACTAGAACAGTTCAATTAGCAGATAGAAACATTGATCGGGGTGTAGTAAGGACTCAAAATAGAAGTGTAAACTTAGTTAATAATTTGAGTCAAAACCTGAGACAAAACTTGACAAGTACTACGCGACTTGATGGAATAACTGTAAGAGCAGGTAGAGCAAGAGGTGGTAGATTAGTTCGTTCATCTACAGTAGATACAGTAGTTGGAAGATCAACTAGTTCTTCAACCAGTGTTTCAAACTCTTCTAGCACTGCAACAGGATCATTCTCATTTGATACCGTAGATACGACCATTCGTAACGAGGTTGTTGGAACACCTGATGAACTCTTTATGAGATCTAGAAATGTTGAGTTCAATGCATCAAACTTAAAACCGAATACTAGATATTATCATTTCTTAGATGGTAATAGTGGAATTGACATTATTCCAAAACTCATTGAAATTTCAAATAATAGACAACTTACTGGATTTGGAGCATCTGCAGCATTTAGGATTGGTGAAACTGTTGTTGGAATTGTAAATGGTGTCGAAAGAATTAGATTTAGAATTTGCAAACCTAATCACAAGTCTGGTCCATTCAGAAATCCAACAACAACTTACAATCAAGATCCATACAATAAAGAAGTAATAGGCAATTTTTATAGTTCAACATCAAAAATATTAAACGTAGATACTTCATCACTTTCACAAAATGCTCAAGGTCGTTTTTCTGGATACATTGCAAAAGGAATGCAATTGGTGGGACAAACTAGTGGAGCAATCGCATTTGTAAAAAATAACAGACTGATTTCTGACAATTATGGAGATCTTATTGGAACATTCTTTATAAGAAATCCAAATCAAACACCCAGACCATCAACTAGAATACGAACAGGAACAAAAACTTACAGACTCACTTCCAGCCCAACAAATGCTTCTGGATTGCCGGGTAGCAATTCCGTTTCTTTTGCAGAAACAAACTATAGTGCAAATGCAACCTTGTTGCAGTTTAGAGCAACAGTAGCAAGAGAAACTACTGGAACTAATGTAAGTATTTCCAATACTGTCAATTTAAGAACTTCATTAACTACTTCACTAACCACTACCACAAGAAGAAACGTTACCACAAATATATATGCAGACCCACTGGCGCAAACTTTCACAGTTGGTGGAAATATTCAAGTCAAATCTGATATTGATACTGATGATGATGTAAATGGAGTATTTTTAACCTCAGTGGATCTATATTTTGCATCTATAGATAGTGGAAATGCTCCTATAAGGGTTGAAATAAGATCTACTCAACTTGGAACACCAACACTTGAAGTCATTGGCACTCCAGTAACTCTTAGACCCAGAACCATTAACGAAAATGGAGTTGAAACTCAACTGATTCAAACATCTTCCACAGGTGAAGTTGCAACAAACGTTAGATTCCCGGAACCCATCTTCTTACCACCTGGTAGAGAATATGCCATAGTTCTAATTTCGGAACAAAGTGATGAATATGAAGTGTGGACTGGAGTTATGGGTGAAAAAACAGTAAATACCCAACAACTTCCAGATGTTGATCAGGTCATTTATACCAAGCAATTTGCTCTTGGATCACTCTTCAAGTCTCAAAACGGATCTATTTGGACTACAGATCAAAATCAAGATCTTAAGTTCAAACTTTATAAAGCAGAGTTTACTTCAACCCAAGGAACTGCATATTTCTATAATCCACCACTTGACGAAAGTAATACCTATGTTCCCGAATTGATCAACAATCCAATTACTACTCTTCCCAAGAAAGGAAAGATTGGTATCGTGACAACAACCAATAGTGACTTTATTGGCATTGTAACTGTTGGTAGAAAACTTGCAGGTGTCAATAATAATGGAGGATCTGCAGTAGTTGTTGGGCAGGGTAGTTCAGTTTCAACAGTCGGACTCACAACTGCTGGTTCTGGTTATCCAGCAAGTGTTACAAATGAAGTTGTGAGCACTTATAATATTTCTGGTGAGGGAGAAAATCTCAAACTCAGAATAACAACAAACTCCAGTGGAGTTATTACTGGTGTAGCACATTCTACTGTCCATCCAGACTTTGGAACTGGTTATAAAGTTGGTGATGTTGTAGGTATTCAAACTTCAACGACCTCAACTCAAACTGGTAGAGATGCAAGAATAACGATTACTGCAATCAATGGTGTGGATACACTGTACCTCACAAATGTACAAGGTCAGTTCAATACTAGTGGAACGGAGTTTGCTGTAGGTGCTGCCGTAAGTTATTACAGTGATGCAACCACTATAGTTTCTGCCGCAGGAACTAATATCGTTTCTGCTTCTGCAAATGGGGGTGTCTATTCGGGAGATTATTTCAAGGTAGACCACTTCAATCACGGAATGTATTCGACTACTAATAAAGTTGTAGTTAATAACATTAAATCAGATGTTCCAGCAACAGTATTGACTTCTCAAGTAACACTTGATGAAGTATCAACGATTAGTGTTGCTTCTACTGAGAACTTTACGACTTTTGAAGGAAGACCAGTTGGTGCAGGATATGTTGGATATGTTAAGATTGGAAATGAGATTATTGGATATAACAATGTTGGTAGTGGAACACTAAGCATTTCTCCAAGTGGCAGAGCTATCGATGGAACTATCTCCGTTAAT